CCTTTGTATTTACCCGCCTGTGATACCTTATGCTATTGCCATTGTACCTTAGTAGTCCTTTGTAAGGACTTTTCCTATTTCGATTCTGTTAAGGCTGGGACTGGTGGTATTTAAGTTCCGATGATGCTACATTCCTTTTTCCGGTATACCTTAAACCCACCTTAAACCCACCTTAAACCCACCTTAAACCCACCTTAAACCCATCTTAAACCCATCTTATCTACTTTTCTCTTTCTATAAATTCATATTATGTGATACTCTCCATTGCGGGCTAGTAGTCACCATATTCTATCTGCTGTAATACTTCTACCCAATCATCATCCGTAGCACTCCCATTAAGAATCCTGCCAGCAAGTGCTTCAAGGTTTCTACTATGATTTTCATCCTGGTCATGCATTGCAATTGCATAGTATATTAAGTTATCAATCACCATATTTCTCAGCTTATCAAAATACTCTATCACTAATTACAATCTTAATTCCTCCTTCTTAGTGATTGCATATTATTCTTGGCATCTTCTCAAGCTGTGCCATGTCTATTAGGTCATATACTTTGCCATTTATTAATCTAACATAGTAGATTGTACCATCCTCAGCCTTTAGGTTAAGGATTCTCGTATTTACTTGTGGGATATCTATATCAACAAGTATCCTCCCATTTCTGCGTATTTCTTGGTACTCCTGCATCATCCTGTCCTGCATATCCATTCGCCATTCCTCCTTCTTTAGATTTGTATTGTGTTACAGATTGGCAGGAGAGGGAGTTGCACCCTCTACATCCTACACTGCCTGGAGATTCTCTTCGTCTACCAGTCTCGCCATCAGCATTCCCTGGGTGACCTTCGGCTTCTTAATCTGCCCAGATACCATTTCCATGTCCATAGAAATCTCGGTGCCACAATCATCCTTGATGAATTTCACTGTCATGGCAATGTCAGCCCATGCCCAGCATCCGTTCTTCTCATATTTCCCATCAATTACGTAGTCTGGAGTATTCTTCTTGGCCCAGATTCCATCGTAGGTGATAGTCCAGCTGTAGCCCATTTTGTTTGCCACCCCAGTCAGTGCCATTCCCAGCAGAGTTGTTGCATCCTCCGCCACTTGCTCGTCAGTCTCATACTTCTGGTGTTTCCTGTCCCATGCCTGTTTCGCCTTGGTGGCATCCCATTGTACATCGTACAATTCTGCATTATCACATGCCCACTGCCTGAAAGATTCCCTGTTAGCGGTACTGTTGGCTTTCTCGTCCGGCTTCCATCCTGTCTCCCAGCTGTAGATTGTCCTCACCTCTGCATGTGTCCTAAAGAATTTTGCTACTAAGCCATTTTCCACTGCTACCACTGCGATTCTGTTTGCTCTCGTCATTTTAATTTCCTCCTTTAATTGGTGGGGTTGTCATGAACCCTCACATTTCTGCGTGTCTCCTTAGAATGGTCCGACTATATCCGGACTGAATCCATCATCAGCTACCTGTATTCATCTGCATCCTTGCCTGCCGTCCTTCACCTTGGACTGGCCCTGTGCACTCCAGCACCGCCTGCAGGCCGTCTCCGCCATGTACCAACTCTGCGGTGCCACCTCCGACTCTCACCTCCCAGCCGTACCGCTGGACCTCCAGCCGTCCCTGCCTGTCCACCGACCTCCATCGCCATCCCTCCTCTCGATTGCCGTGTTTGTGTTTCTATACTACCATTATACCACAGGAGGGCGCTTCTGTCAAGATATCTGGATATTGGAATGGGAATAATTTATTCTACCTATAATATATACTACATATGATCAAATAATATACTACTACCAAATCCATACTACGTCTTTCAAACAAAATGTCTCAGAGAAGTAGATATATACTATATATAATATTACATGCGAATCAGAAATATACTATAATTATGAATAAGGAGGATAAAAGACCTGTGATTCCAGAAACGGAAGTATAAGGTCTGGACACTAATAAGTACTAATAAAAATATTTCGGCAAGGAGGATGATTATATTGGCTGAACAAAATACTGGTATGTATCAGCTTGGATGTGAAGCAAGTCCACACAGGCAGAAAATTGATGCATGGATAAATGAAGGCAAAACAAATAAGTGGATATCTGAACAGCTAAGGGAATTGGATGGTTATATATCTCCAACATCAATAAGTAAGTATAGGAAACACCGTGATGAGGTTATCATCAAAGAATTGGAAGAAACACCAGAATTTCAGGCAAAGCAGATGATGGTAACTGAACAATTCAACCAATCTGTAGCAAAAATCCAGAAGGTAGACCTAATCGGCAGACTATCTGGATTGATAGAGGATTCAGCAGAATTGCTGGCAGATGCAAAGATGCGTGATATTCAGATTAATAGTATAAAGGATATGCGTATGATACAGCAAACAATGCTGGATGCAATATCTGTATATGGTGAAACCATGCTGAATGCACAGAAGTATGATGAGATAAATAACAACCCATCATTATTACAAAATAACAATACTACAATAAATATAAATATTAAGAGTGCACTTACCGACATTCTGAAGGGAGCGATGGAAGATGGAGCAAATGGATATGCAATCATTGATAAGCTTAGATCAGGCATTGTCGGCACTAACAGAGAATGATATAAAAGAGATATTATCTACTGTAGATCCTGTATCATGGATTGAGAGTAGGAGAACATTGAAGGGTGAACCTTTCTCATTTAAAAATAGAGAGTATCTATTACAACCATACCGTGATGAGTACAAGCAGATAATATTTATGAAGGGCAGACAGGTAGAAATGTCAGAGTTTAGCATGAACTGGTTACTACATAAATTGGATGCTCACCCATATACTGTAGGTATGCATGCATTTCCCAGAGCGGCACAGGCACAGAAGTTTGCCAAACAGAGATTACAATCAGCAATAATGGATAGTGCATATATACATGACTGGTATGATATGAACAATTCAGAGCAAATGATGCGTAAATTCCTTAAACCAAAAAATAATAATGGTCTTGAGCCATATAACTTCTATATACTTGGTGGCACATGGGAATCAAGAAAGGATACAGTTGGTGATGCTGCTCGTGGTATATCATTGGACTTTATAGTATATGATGAACGGCAAGACCATCCTGATGATGTAGAAACTGTAGTGGGTGAGGGTGCATCACACTCTGAATACAAACAGACTATAACATTGGGGACTCCTAAACTGCCAGGCATACAGTTTGACCAGCAATGGGTATCATCAGACCAGCATTATTGGCATGTAAAATGCGAACACTGTGGATATACTGCGCCACTAACGATGGACAATATACTTGATAGTGGACAATTCAATAACGAACCAGACTGGTATTATGGATGCCCACATTGTGGCAAACCACTAAATAGAAATAATGGAATGTGGTTACCAGTAAATCCACAGAGGAAACCAGAGTTTAGAGGATATCATATAAATCAGCTTATGGTATGCTGGTTGACAGCCGATGAAATAATGAGAAAAAAGAATAGTACATCATACAGTAGAAGACGTTTCTATAATGAGGTATTAGGTGAATCATATGGTGGTGACGATATCCCAATAACAGTTGCTATGATGGAGGAATGTGGGAAAAATGACTACAAGCTTGGGCAATTAGGTGACAATGAAAGAATATATTGCGGAGTTGACTGGGGTGCAAAATCATATTTATGGATACATAATAAGCATCACAGATTGATAGACTTATATATAGCAGACCAGTCTGACCCACGTGAACACCCACTGGCATTTGCTGCCCATATTACAAAGTACAAGAAATATGTCAAGAGGGTTGTATGTGATGCCGGACCAGATATTACTAGATATTACTCACTTAGGGATGAACTCAAGAGGTTAAATGTAACATCTGAAACTTATGCATGTTACTATGCAACCCCGCCAGCAAAAACAGATGTACAATGGGATGATAAGAAAAAGATAGTAACAGTTGGTAGATCAGAAGCTATCGAGTGTGTAATAGATGAAATATCAGACACCAATCTTGTACTCCCAGGCTATGATTTGGAAAATGAGAAGGTTGACACGGCAATAACTCATTTCACAAATATTGCTGCAGAGAAAGGTATAAATAAATCAGGTAACCAATTCATAATTTATGTTGATACTGGCCCTGACCATTTCTTGCATGCAAAAATATATGCAGACATTGCCAGTGGAGGTGCTGAATATCTGCCTGCAGGAGGTACTGCTGGGCCAATAAACAATCCAAGAGATAGGAAGAATAGGAGAAATAATAGTTTAAACAGTGGTAAGTTTGTAGCCAATGGTAGGCCAAGAAATAGAACAAGTAGGAGGAGATAAATAATGTCACAAAATTTGTCACAGATGCCAGATAGAAAACCAGATGGTGTTAGCGTAATGCTTGGTGGTAATACGGTTGTAGCAACAATGGGTGCAGATGGTAAATTAATATATGATAAAGAAAAGATATCATCTGTTGTGCGTGAAATGGTTGCAGGACAGTCTGGAAAGACTTCTGGTAAACTTAGTACAACGGCACAGGTTGTATATAGGTTCGATACATCCAGGAAATCAAGATGTGATAACATGTGGAGTCTATGGAAAATAAACCCATTGATGCAGAATAGAATCACACAATTGAACTCACTTGTGTTCGGTAGAGGACTCAAATGGGTATACGATGATAAAACACAGAGTATAATTAACAGATTCTGGAGAGTGAATAGGCTGAGGAGTAAACTAAATTCTATGAATACAGATGCACAGTTATATGGCGAAGTATTTATTGGATTATTCCCACAAAGTACAGGTGATGTACTTGTATCATTCTATGAATCAAGACAGGTAGATATTGATTTTGACCCTGGCGATGTGTATAGGGTAAATAGATACATCATCACATATAAGGATGAAGAGTCAGGCAAGGATGAACAATTTGACATGATGCCAATAGATACATACCTAAATGATATAGAGTTCTCAAATGGTATTAATAATGGTATTATTCAAAAAGTAAGAAAAGCTCTTGGTATGACAGGTATATCAAGAATAAAGGGCAAAGGAATTATGTGTCATATCAAATTCAACAATTCAACTGGTGAAGTATATGGTACATCTGATTTCAAGCAAACATCAGACCTTGTGCAGGATTATATGGATTTCGTGGGAGATAGGCTCACAATCCATCAATTATATGGAAGCCCAACATATGATATCACAATTGATACTGACAATCCAGACATAATCCAGGACAGGATTGAGGAATTATCTGGATTTGCAATTGGTAGCAACCCTGTGCATAATAAACAGGAAGAATGGAAGCCACTTGAGTTCCAGAGTGGTGCTCTCACACCCACAGCAGATGATAAATTATTACGTGGATTGATAAGCGCAGGCATGTCATTCCCTGAGTATATGTTGTTCAACCAGAATGAGGTGAACAGCGATGATAATACATTCTCTGTCACACATCTGGCACAGGATAGACAGGATGCATTTAGTGAAGCATTTAATGATATCCATAAAGTAGTTATAGCATGTGCTGGAGGTGACATATCAGCCATAGATGATGGACAGTTGATATTCCCAGAAATTGACACTATGAGTGAGAAGACTAAAGCTGAAACATATGTACTAAAGGTTGGAGCAAATCTATGCTCAAGACGTACTGCATCAATCAACATGGGACATAACTGGGATATAGAAATAAATCAGATAATCGAAGAGAATGAAATCTTCGGCAAACTGGTTGAAAATTCTGATTTTGCCGGAGTAATGGGCGGAAGATTTACTAACAGGGAAAATAACCCAGCAAATCCAGACGGTGAGGGTGATGATGGTAGTAGAGATAGGAAGAGAAGAGCAGATGCAACCAGGGTTGATACAACAGGTATAGTAAACTCAAATAGGAAAAGAGATTAAATCAAAACATCTTCGGTTTATATTTTGTTATGTTATTGTTATTTAAATGAACCATGGCTGCTTTTTCTTGAAGGACTTCGAAGAAGGTATCGTATTGTTGTCGAGACGGACAAAGTATTAGAAGCACAGCATTTATATAAACCGAAGAATTGAAATGGAGATAGCATATGGTCAAACATGATAGGGTCATAGATTATATAATAGAGCAGGCTGATAGATATGATGGTAATAATTTACAGTTTGAGCAAGATATATTATTCAGATTGCAAAAATGTACCGACAGAATGATAAGTAATGTCCTGTCAACTGTCAAGACAGACATGACTAATGTACTATACATATCATCGCTGATGTTGCGGATTACTGATATAATGAATGGATATGTCAGTAGCTGTAAGAAAATATTACTAGATATGTTCAATGATTATTATGATACTGCATATGACCAGATGGGAGATTTAATACAGCTTGGTAATGAAGTATCTGCAAAAATGAATGAGGGAGTCAGAGAGCAGAGAAGTAATAAAGAATACGATGAGGATACTATAGAATATATCCAGCAACACGCATTTGAATTACTAAAGGGATATTCAAATGAGAAGGTTGAAAAGATACGCTCCAAGATAGGAGATATGTTCTTAAGAGGTACGGCAAGTAAGTCCGCTGTCCGTAGTGCTATAGAGTCAATACTTGAAGTAAATAGGAGTAAGGCTGAGGAAATAGCACAAACGGAATTGAGTAGGGCATATAATTATGGATCTGTCGATAGATTCAAGCAGTATTCTGCCATTACTGGAGAGAGGGTAAGGAAATACTGGCATGGATTTAAATATTCAGAAAGAACATGTGAGTATTGTAGGCCACGCATAGGATTAACATTTGATATAGATGATGATTCAGAGGTATTGCCGGCACATGTAAGATGCAGATGTGTATGGTTGCCAATACTGGATGGATGGGATGAACCAGTAAATAAATCATTAATATCACGTGCAAATATGATCAATACTATATATAATAAGGACATGATGTACCAGCGTATCAACAATAGGCTTGGTATAAATTATGCAGAATATATGGACCAAGAAGCAATGGTTGATTATCTTGCTGGAGACAGAACAGAAAAGGTTGGTGACGCATTGAACCATGCAAGAATACAATATATCAATGATAAGAAAAACTCATTTGATATAGCAAAAGAAAAGGCAAATACTCATATGGCTAATGAGTTTAACCAGCAGATGGATTTTTGGAAGAAATATGTTGCTGGTGCCATGGCTGATAATGATAAAGAAGCACTTAATAACTCATACGAAGCAATAAAGGCCATAATGGTACTACCATGGAGTGCCACCCAGTTAGATGGATGGAATACATTACTCGATGAAATATCGAAATTTAAGTAGAAGATATTCAATATTTCTGTATTTGTATGCGTTACTACGATTTGATGTGTAAATAATAGGTAAGGTGGTGAATTGGATGGCAACAGAACCGAACGGCATGATAAAGAATGGAATGATTTCGATCATGGTTTCAGATAAGCGTATCTGTGAAATGGTTAGTGAAATGTCCATGATTAATGTCCCGGTTGACCCACGTATTGATATTGATACAATAACTGCTGATGATCCAGACCCAAAATTTGTGAATGTAGAAGTAATCAGAGCTGGAGTATCTAACAACAACAGGAGATATAACAACAATATTGTGAGGGAAATATCACAGTTAATTGTTGGTTGTCAGGGGTTCTTTGGACACCCAGATCCTTCCAAATATGGATTTGAGTTTAGGGAGCCACAATGTATCTATGTTGGGTCTATTATTGATGAAATGCCAGATGGATTGAACAGATGTATTGCAAAAGCATATCTATTTAAAACATCACAACTCAGAGAGTGGGTTCCAAAGAGTATTGCTGCTGGTAATCCAATGACAGTATCTATTAATGGCTCCGCTGATATTATGAGGGGCGGAGATATTATAGATGTTGTACATATGACTGATTTACAGTCTGTAGACTGGGCAAATCCCGGAACAGAGGGACTTGAAACATCTAGGGCTATGTCAGTAGTAACCGAAATGAATGAAGGAGGAAATAAAATGGCAGAAACAATCAATGCACAGGACATTATTAAAAATGTTTCAGTTGCAGAACTCCGTGCGTACAATCCAGGCGCATATGACACGATTATTAAAGGAGCTACGGTGCAGGAACTGCAGGCAATCAACCCAGCGCTGGTACAGTCCATTATCGAATCCAATAGGATTACAGAAATGGAGTTCACGATCGGTGGTAAGAAGGAAAATGTCAAGGTGTCTGAACTGCAGGCAAAATTCGATGGGTATGAAGCCACTATTATGGAGCTTAATAACAAGTTCCAGAAGGCAGAACTCGATGCCTACAAGAACCAGAAGATTGCCGAAATGGTTGATGAAGACCATATTGAAGCTTTCAAGAAGAGAGTTACTGGCAACACTAAGGCGGAGATTGATGCATCAATCAACTCCGAGATTGAGTTTGTACGTGAAATGGGTGGCATGAACAACAGGCCAGCACCGAGAAAAGCACCCGGCGGAGATAATGATATCAAAGATGCCGTTGCTCGCATGTTTGGTGTCAAGAGCGAAAACAAATAAGGAGGATGAGATATATGGCTACTGTTAAGGGTCAGGATCATTTTGTAAATGATTACAAAATTAGCGAAGGCAATATGATTGGCGCACTTCCGGCAGAATTCAGTTCTACTTTAACTTTGGAGCAGAAACAGCTCAAGGCTGGTGCAGATATGTCAAAGGGGCAGGTTGTCGAGATTACCGGCGATATGGTGGTATCTCCTACCACAGCAGCATCTGGCAAGGTACTTGGTGTTGCAATGTTCGATGCAAAGAACGGCGAACCAGTTTCTGTTGAATGTGAAGGATTATTTAAGCTTATTGCTGGAGAAGCAATTACCGCTGGTGACTATGTAAGTTCTGGAGCAGCAGGTAAAGTTATGAAGGCAGTAAAGGGAACAGTTGCAACTGACGTTGCAGTAAACGTAATCGGTATCGCAATCAGCACAGCCGAGAAAGACAAACCAGTGTTTGTAAAATTCAGTATCTAAAGGAGGAAATAAAATGGCATCAACTACATTTGGAAATGTTCGTATTTCTGAATTACAGGGCAGGGCTGATTTTGCTGATTTGATGGTATACGGCCTGAACCCATTACTGCTGGAGGGTGCAAATGAAGAGCCTTCTCAGTTTGAAACAATCTTCCAGAGATTTGAGCTTACTCGCAACCATATCCCGTTCCCTACATATAAGGGATTGGTTGTTGGCAAAATCGAGGAAGGCCAGGAAATTCCGTTCATCAGCCTGGGTACCGGAACGCAGACAATCTCTGCTGAGGACTACGGCGTAAGATGTGGTTTCACCCATCAGATGATTAGGGATGATCAGGTTGACGTAATGAAATATACCACCATGGAGCTTGGTAAGGCCCATACCAGAACTAAGAACCGTGTTGCATTTGCAGCATTGGAATCCGGAGCTGGTAACAGTAAGGCTGCTACAATTTCCGGTACTCTGGCAATCAAAGATATTAGGGATGCAAAGAAGGCAGCGGCACAGTTCAAGGAGGACGGCACCAATATCCCTCGTCCCGTACATTTTACTCACCTCATAATGAATCCAGACCAGCAGGATGACCTGATTCCTGATACCCTTGACAAGACACCTCCTGGCATTGTACTCGATCCGAATACTGGCGATATCCGTGGTGTAGCCGGACTCTCGGTAATCGTTACTGCATGGGTTACTCCCGGTGTTGCACTTCTTGTAAGAGCAAAGGACAAACTCCTGTATTGCGTAAGAGAGGAACTCAAGCTCGACAGGACAGAAAACTTCGCAAATGCTGCTGAGGAAGTACGTACTCTGGAAGCTTATACATTCGCCGTATTGTACGGAGATAACGTGTATAAAATTACCGGGTGTTAAATCCGGCACAATATCAGCTGACAATGGGTGGATATGCTATAATTGCTATCTGCCCATTGTAATTATTAGGAGGAGATAGTAATGGCAAAACAGATTAATACGAAGGTTACAGCACCAACCCCAGAATTGAGTGAATCAACGGAATTAAATAAGGCCGAACATGCAGAAACAGGCGCTGGCATTGAGAAACAGGCTGACAATGCATCGGAAGAACCGGAAAAGCCATCTGAAACAGAGCCAGGGCACGAGTCAGAAGAACAGCAGGAGCCAGAGCAGGATAAAGTACAGGCAGCCGGAGTACTTGTAAAATACATCGGAGCAAGTATCTGGAGGGACGAAGAAGGTAAGTATTGGGCATCAGAAAAGAAATCCGACAGTATCCTCACAGAGCGCCAGTTCACTGCCGAAGAGTATGACAAACGTGGTGATATCAAATTCATGGTGCAGTATGGCGAAATGAGGGCAACAGAATTATATTTCTAAGAGGTGCTATATGGGTATTGTGAGTACACCTGAGGATTTAAGGAAAATAAGGATATTAAGGAATGCATATCAGAAGCTTGATTCACTTCCATTGAGTTTTAATATGCCAGCATATGATGATAGTATTCCAGACGATGTTGTCGAGAGATATTTCAGGGTTGATATGTCTGATACGATACGTGAAACTGGTATATCTATGTCTGATATCATTGACAACTCTGTTGATGAAATGCAGTTCGAGAATAGGATTGTATATCATGCACTTAAGAGATTCAGGCTGACAGCATCAGTATTCTTCAAATTTAGTACTGCTGTTGACGGCAAGACTATCGATAAGACACAGATTCCAAAGATGCTCACGGCGATACTCGCAGAGTATGAAGAGGAATATAAGAAATGGAGACTGGGAAGTATAGGTAGCCTATGGAACAGAAGTACGACAAAGAGGAGTGAGTAGAAATGTCAATGATGTTAACTGGTAGCGACATAGAATTTATGAAATGTTCTGTGCGTGATGTTATCAATCAATGGCATACTACAATAACAATAATGCAACCATTGCCAGTGGACAAGCAGCCTAACTATAATATGTTATTGCATGAGTTCACTGGCAAAGTTGTATATGAAACTATTGTAGTGCCAGCAGAACGCAAGGATTTAGTAAATAACTATACCAATGATTTACCTCCTACAGATGTTGAGTATGGTGAAAAGAATGCAGGTATTATATTGTATGCAATACACAACATACTGCCTAAATTTGATGAAAATGGTAATCAGATTGGTGTAGTTACATTTAAACCACACAAGCAGTCAATAATTGCTATCGATGATACTAATGATAGATATTATATATCTTCTATACGTGATAGGATTGGTGAAACTCTTATTACAATAAAGAGATATGTTGGAGCGGTTCCAGATGGGTCTATGGAGATAAACCAAGAGGACATGCCACATGATGGGTTGGGTGAGGAATAATGATTACTGTTAAAATTAAAGGAGTCGACCAAGTTGTTAGGTCATACAACAGAAAGGCTGATGGTGTCGAAGATGCACTTACCGAAGGTACTATAGAAGCGTCTGAATACATAATAGACTGTATAGAGGATAAGTTCGGCAAATATCAGCCTGGGTGGCCACAACTCAAAC